CTATTTTAATTATTTTTTGTTTTTCTAAACTGCCTAGAGTTCGTCTAATAGTCATCGCTGACCAAAAAGGGAACTCTGTTTGCCACTCTTCAAGTGTCTTATAAAACCACTTAACTCCTGTAAATTCATTGGAACTCTTAAGTAACCAATAATGCATTTGTTGGAGCATAATCGCCTCATTTAAGCCGATTTCTTTAGCAAGTGATGGCAGCACTTGTAAAGGTGGTTCGTTAATTAATAACCGACTCATTGAATATCCCCTTCCAACGTGTTATAATAACTTTAGTTAAATTTGGTATGACGGCTTTTATAAGTCGTCTTTTTTTATACATTCAAAAGCTCTCTTGCTGTATCGTATGCACCTTCTAAGGTTGAATGAGTACTGCTGCTTTTGTAATTTCCAAGAAATACAATCAATCGATACTTTCCATCGATGAATCTTATTTCCCCTCTTAGTTCACTTCCAACAATTACATCGTATTCGTTGGGGTCAAACATATTCATTTCAAAACTAATCATCGAAAACCACACCTTGACGGATGGCATCGACTTTATCTGCATGCTGGTTAACAGCTCCAACTAATAAATGGATCCATGCAATCGCTCCTAGAATTACCAATGTTGTGTATCCTAAGAACTTGCAGTATTTCTTGAGATAATTTCTGTTAAAATCTTTTTTCTTTAGCTTTCTTGCTTTTGAAATTTCAACTCGTGTCATGTTGTCCTCCTTAAATTTTGTATTTAGCCATGAACTCATCTAAATCCCTGGCATCGTATCGAATTGTCACGCTTCCGCTTGGTCTCTTAATTACGATTTGTTTCAATCCCATCGATACACACTCGTCAAAATCTCTATCGTCGATTCCTCCGATATAAGCCTTTGCCTGTTTCTTGTTTAAGTATCTTTGTTGTGTGTTATTTGTTGGCAATCGTTCTATCGCATTTGCTACGATTTCAACAACTTTGGAATTTAGAGTTGTTTCGAAATCTGCACTTAATAAATTCACTGCTCTTCTCCTATCGTTTTAATCCATTCATACTGTTCTTCAAGTTTTCTTTTTATCTTTTGTTTGAAAGTCCATAAAATCACCCAAGATAATCCTAATAAGATGATTGCTATTGTTAATGCGATTTTATTGAAGAAAACAATAGCTATTACTAAGAAAACAAATGCTAGAAAACCTAAACATCCTAATCCGTTAGCGAGTTCTTGATTTTCTTTTATAACTTGTTTAGTAATCCATCTTTCCATATTTTCACCCCATTTTTTCTTCAAATTTCACTAAATTAGCTGTAATATCGATTTTTGTACTTTCAATTTTTTCTAAAGTTTCTTGTAATTGCGCTGTTTGTTTTGCAGCATCGATAAGAAGTTTTTTTAACTCTTGTAAATTTTCTAATTCAAATTTGATACCTAGACCTGAAATCATTTTTATTCTCCTATTTCACTCATTTTCATATTGTTGTAACCCTCTTTCGGTTCTATAATCGTAATTGGGGAAAGGGGGTGTTTATATGTCTAAACCGATTAAACCTGGTACAGATAACCAACCAAAAGGCACATATCAAGAAGTTGGTCCTAAAGGTGGTGCTGTAAATAGACCTCGTGTTGTTCATATTGATAAGGGGGACCGTCTCCCACCTACTCAAAAACCTGGGAACAAATGGGTCAAAAAATAGTTTTATTGGGTCGTCTCTTAAGAGATGGCCTTTTTAATTTTCCAGAAGCAAAAACACCAACTTAGAAAATTAATTTGCAACCAAGCTTCTGCATACTTGATTCCATCTTCTTCGTAAAATGTCATGTAATGGTGCATTTATTTCACCTCCGTTCAAAAGCTTAATCTAACATGTTAGATTTTTTGTTTAAAAAAATAGCTCTGATACTTTTACATTAAAAAAAGTTGCTAATTTTTTTAAGGTTGCTGTCGATGTTTCCTGGATTGTTCCTGTTTCTAATCCAGAAATTAATGCTCTACTCACTCCAGATTTAGTTGCTAATTCTTCTTGTGAGATTTTCTGTTTTTCTCTTAATTCTTTGATTTTGTAATTTACGATCATATTGTACTCCTTTCTGTATAATTTGAACAACATGTTAGACAGTTGCTTTAAAAATAAAAGGTTTAATTAACCTCACACAAAGAGTATAACATGTTAGACGTTATGTGTCAACAATGTTAGACATAAAAATTTGAAAATAATTTTTTTCTTTATTATAATATGTACAAGATGTTAAACAAGGAGGTTAATTATCATGCATCTTGGAGAAATTATTAAAGAATTTCGTAATGCGAATAAACTTAGTATGGATAAGTTTGCTGAAATGGCTAATGTTAGTAAATCTTATATTTCTGTTCTTGAACGTAATAAACGTCCTGATACTGAAAAACCAGTTATTCCGTCTATTCCTGTGATTAAAAATGTTGCTGAAGCGATGGGGATGTCATTCGATGATTTATTCAATATGCTTGAAGATAATCAAGTTGTTTCTGTGGTTGATGATTCTATAGTTAATAAGATTTCTAATATTGTTCTTAAATTATCAAATGATCGTCAACGTAAAGTATATAATTATGCAGAAAATCTAATTCAAGAACAGGAAGGTGTTCAAGAAACTAATATTGTTTATTTAGTCCGCGGTCGTAAGTCTGCTGCTGGCTCTATGATTCACGTTGATGATTCTGATGCCGAAATGGGCGTATTACCATCTTCTGTAGTGCCGAGCGGAGCTAATGAGCTAGTTCAAATTACTGGAGACTCAATGGAGCCACTTATTAAAAAAGGTTCTGAAGTCTATTTGAGATATCAACCAACAGTAGAAGATGGTGAGATTGCTATTGTTCGAGTTGAGGACGATGGAGTGACTTGTAAATATTTATATCGTGATGGTCAAAATATTATTCTTAAGTCTGAAAACCCTGAATATGACGACATCATTGTTGATGCTAATAAAGTTTCAGTTATTGGTAAAGTTTTAATATAAAATAACAAAGGGAGTGTTATTGATGAAATTTGGTTTAAGAACACCTAGTTTGAAAAAGATGATTAAAGCTCGCACAACTTCAAAATGGAAGAGACAAATTAAAAAGGCTGTTATTCCAGGGTATGGAAAAAAAGGTATGGGATTGTTTAGAAATCCTAAAAAAGCGGTATATAACAAAGTGTATCGTAAAACTTCATTTGACATTTTTAAACTTTTAGGGTTGAAGTAGCGCTTATTATATTAAAATAAAACACCACACTATCAATCTTGGCGGATGCAGTGTGGTGAGTTCAAAATTCACCCTAATTTAGGGCTATTTGTTATGCCCTATTTTACCATATTAAGAAAGGACGGTAAAGATATGGCTAGGAAAAGAATCGATGATAGAATCAAGCCTTATAAGAAAAAAGACGGGCAAGTCTATTATCAATTTAAAATCTATTGTGGTACTAATCCTAAAACAGGTAAGAAGCAGTATACTACTAGACGTGGATTTGAATCTGTATTAGCTGCAACGACTGCACTTCAACGGCTAGAAGTTGAGTTAATGGATACTGGATTAGTGGTTAAACAAAAGTTCACGTATAGAGAGCTATACAACGAGTGGTTAGTAACGTATCAGAAACGCGTAAGGCCTAGCACGTTCCAAGCTACTGTGACTTATTTCAAGAAACACGTACTTCCTGCATTTGGTGACTACTACATCGATACAATTACTATCCAAGATTGCCAGGCGCAAGTGAATCGATGGTATATGAACTATCCTAAGAGTACTCAGTCTTATAAGATATACGCTCAAATGATATTTAAGTATGCTCAGAAGTTGAATCTGATTGATAAGAACCCTATGAGCCTAGTTGAATTACCGAAGTCTGATGATTTTAAAGACGATAAGTTGAAATATTATGATCGTGACACTCTAATTCGATTTCTGGATTATATCGAACCGTATAAAGAAGTGTATACGTTCTTTTACCTACTCAGCTATACTGGTTTACGATGTGGAGAAGCATTCGCCCTCACTTGGAATGATATCGACTTTAGAAATCATTCTCTGAGCGTAAATAAGACGGTAGCACGCTCATTTGAAGATAAATATATATCACAGACCAAGACAAAGAACGGAATGCGTACAATACGGATAAATGGAAGCCTGGAGCGATTGCTGAATGAATGGAAAGAATTATCCGGAAATGAAACGTATGTATTTCAAAACCGCAATAACTCGTTCTATTCGTCCAATACAGCCGTGTACTGGTTGAATCAGATACTAGAGGGCACTAACTTCCCTAGAATCACTCCTCACGGTTTCAGACACACTCACGCGTCATTATTAGCAGAAGCAGGAGCGGACTTAAAAGACATACAGGACAGATTAGGCCATGGAGATATACAGACTACTGCTAATATCTATACACACGTTACGAATAATAAGAAAGATAATACGATTGATAAATTTGATAAACTGATGTCTATAGAAGGTCAAAAGGATAGTCAATC